CTTCCCAAGATCCAATCATTGCTCAAAGGAACAATGAAGCAGAAAAGGGATGGATTGTTTTTAGCCAATTCCGTGATGCTATTGATGCAACCCTACTACAACGTGGGTTGACTTCTATTCAGCAAAAAGGCGCAGAGGATTTAGCATTAATTAAAGCAGCAGTAATCACTAAACTATCAAGAGAAACTGATGCCCAAGGCAATCCAATAATTGATCCAAAGTCTGGCCAATTTGTACGCACAGCTTGGTACGACGATTACCTAGATTCAGATGGATCTAAGACCAATCGAGTCGTAGCCGGTCTTGCTAAGATTATTGGTAATGAAAAATTTATGGCTGATAATCGCAAAAGCACAACTTGGAAATCCGTTGGAGTTTACTTTGATTTTCGTCAAGCAATTGCCGGTGAATTAGGAAAACGCGAAGTTAAATCAATTGATGCTAAAGCAAATGCTGATTTAAGAATTATTTACGACGCAGTTGTTCGTAAGTTAAAGACTGACGATCCTATTGGGTTTGGCGAAATATACGAAAGATTCTTAACTCAAGATTTAATTGTAGATAAGTACTTAACACCTCAGATTCCGAAGGAAAACAAATAATGGACTTGTATGACCTTTCTGTAAAATTTGGAGTAATGACACAAGCAGAAGCCGATGCTGCTCGTGCCGCTGCTGCCAAAGCTACTGCTACAAGCGTTAAACCTGCTGCTACCCCAAAACCTACTAGCAATAAATATCCAACAATCTTTAGCTCAACCGCTGCTACCGCTTTTATCAACAAAACATTTCAAGAGTTAATAAAGCGCAACGCTACTACTGCTGAATTAAAGTACTGGAAGCCTTTACTAAAGGCTGCTCAAGAAGCTGGTGCGGCTTCTCAAAAGTATGCGGTAAAAGATAAGACTGGCATCCAGACTACTATTACTGGCTTAGATGAAGTTCAGTGGCTTAAGGGTCAGTTAGCAACTAATGTTGCCTACAAGAATACTCTTAAAGATATTGATTACGCAGCAGAAATCAATACAATCAAGACAACTGATCCTCAATATTACGCTCGTCAAGAAGAAAAGAAAGTCTATGACGATGCAATTAAAGCCGCTGCTGGTGACGCCACAAAGATTGCTGCTCTTAATGAAACAACTACCTATGGTCGTGGATTAAACGAGCTACTAGCAATCGTTCGCGCCTCGGCTAAATCTAGTGGCGCTACTAATACTCCTGAAGAATTAACCGCAATTGCTAAGAAATTATACGACAAGGGTATCGGTGCTGATAGTGCCCAAGCAGTAACTGAAATTGAAAACGCTTTTAAGTCAAGTAGTGGATTAGTAAAAGATCAAGCAGATGTTTTAACAACGCTTGCTGCTAACAAAATGATCTATGACAAGTTAATTGCTGCTGCCGGTAAAGACCCAGTTAAGATTGCAGCGGCTAATGAGACCACAGAATATGGTCGCGGTCTTAAAAATATAATTACTGCTTTACAAAATAAAGCAAAAGATTCTAAAGCAGTTAATACTGTTGAGGAATTGACAGCAATTGCTACAAAATTATACAATCAAGGCCTTACTCTTGAGAGTCCTGAAGGAATTGCTGCTGTAAATGCTGCCCTTAAAACAGATGTTGGTTTACTATCTGAAACGCCGGCAGACCTAGTACAGATCGCTGCTGATAAAAAGATTTACGAAAAACTTATTGTTGCAGCTAAAGGCGATCCTGCTAAAATTGCTGCCGCTAATGACAACACCGCCTATGGTCGTGCCTTAAAAGAATTAGTTGCTACTTTACAAACTAAAGCAAAAGACTCTGGTGCTATAAACACTTCAGCAGAGTTAAAAGAACTTGCTCAAAGACTTTACGATAAAGGTATTTCCTTTAATAGCAATGAAGGTATTACTGAAATTGGTAATGTTCTTAAAAACAAAAATGGTTTAATCAAAGATCAACCAGCAGATTTAATTAAAATTGCTTCAGATAAAAAAATTTATGAAGGCCTTATTGCTGCTGCTGCTGGTGATCCAGTGGCTATTGCTAAAGCAAAAACAACTACTGCTTACGGTCGTGGACTTTCTGAGGTTGAAGCAGCCCTAAAAACACAAGCAAAGATTAGCGGTGCTTCTAATACTGCTGAAGAATTAAAAGTACTTGCTCAGAGTCTTTATGATACTGGAATTAAACTAGGAAGCAACGAAGGCCTAACCAAGATTAATGAAGCCTTCAAGTATAATGCTGATGCTAAGACTGGTAAATACTCTGGTACCGCTGGAACTACATTTGCTGATCTTCAGGAAACAGCCGCAGATAATGGCTTGGATCTGCAAAAGAATTTTGGTAACCAAATTTCTGGCTGGTTAACTGCTATTGCTAGTGGTGAAGATGTAAATAACATTAAACAACAGATACGTGAGGTAGCCAAACTTGGGCAACCAGATTCTATTAAAAAATTAATTGATAATGGAACTGATCTAAAAACTATCTATGCGCCTTACAGAAATACTATGGCTAGCGTATTAGAAATACAAGATCCTAGTTCAATTAAACTTAGTGATCCTGCTTTACGTATGGCTATCACGCCTAATGGAGAACTAAATCTCTATGATTATCAAAAGGTTTTGCGCAAAGATGATCGTTGGCAGTACACGCAACAAGCAAACAGCGAAGTAGCAAGAGCTACCAAGCAAGTGCTTCAAGACTTTGGGTTTATGGGGTAAACGATGGCTACATTTAAGAATTTCTTAGGTAAAGATCAAGAATTAGATCTTGATTTTAAGCCAATAACCTTTGCTCAAATTAAAACAACGCCAGGTTATAGTTCTATAGTTGCCAATTCTGCTTCTCAAGGTATGACGCCAGAACAATATGTTGCATCTCGCGGTGGGATTAACAAGTCTGGTTACTATGGCGATTCTTATGGCATTAACTCTTCAGATGGCGTAAGCCTTACTGATGAAGAGTATGCTTTAACAGTTGGCAAAGGCGGTGAGTTTAGAAACGCAGCACTTGCTAAAAAGATTTTTGAAAAAACTGGTAAAGTTCCTACTTGGTGGAATACTGCTACTCCTGGCTACACTGCCACTGTTGGTAATGGTGCAGTAGGCGCCGGTACTAATATGGGTACTGGTATGGGTAATGGTATGGGTACTGGTACAGGTGACGCAGATAGAGCAGAACGTGTTTCTGCTTACAACATTCTTTTTACTGAGTTTAACAAGTATGGACTTGGTTCATTAGTCTCTGATATTAAAGACTATTTAGTTAATAGCACTTTTGATCCATCAGAATTTTCTATTAAATTACAAAATACTCAAGCATACCAAAATCGTTTTAGCGCTAACAAAGATCGTATTGCTAAAGGTCTTTCTGCGTTAAATCCAGCAGAATATATTGCTTTAGAAGATCAATACCAGAACGTTATGCGTAACTATGGGCTTCCTGCTTCTTATTATGCCAAGGATTCTACTGGTAAACAATCTGGTTTTGACCAACTTATTGCTAATGATGTTGATAGTTTAGAATTAGAAGATCGCATTATGACAGCGCAACAACGTGTGATGAACTCAAACCCAGAAGTTTTAGCATCGCTTAAATCGTTCTATCCTGATATTACTAATGGTGACATTCTTGCCTACACGCTAGATCCTAAGAACGCAATTACCGAAATCAAACGTAAGGTAACAGCAGCAGAGATTGGTGGCGCAGCCACACAAGCCGGACTCAAGACTGGTATGGCTCGCGCTGAAGAACTTGGCGCTGCTGGTGTTACTAAAGCTGTAGCGCAACAAGGCTTTGAGACAGTAGCTAGCGGTGCTCCACGTGGTGGACAACTAGCATCAATATACGGTCAAGATCCTTACACGCAGACCACAGCAGAAACAGAAGTCTTTGGTCTTACTGGGAAAACAGAAGCCGCTAAACAACGTAAGAAGGTTACAGGACTTGAGAAGGCCACCTTTGGTGGTCAATCTGGAGCAACCAGCACAGCACTAGTTAGAGATAGAGCTGGCGCTTACTAAATAAATAAACCTGCCACTAGAACTACTGGCCTAGTGGAGCGATAAGAAGACCAGGAGTTAGAGCCATACCAGTTCCCCGACTGGATATGTGGCTAACGATCAAACCAACTGATAGGGAGAAGGACTAAATGTCCAATTACGACTACGAGGATGACGATGACTTCACAATGGAAGACACCGGCAACGACCTTGTTAAACAACTACGCAAGGCATCCAAGCAAAAGGATAAAGAACTGCAAGAACTTCGTTCACAGTTTGATTCTTTAAGCAAGGGCCAGCGTGACAGAACAATCAAGGATGCCCTCGCAAGTCGCGGGATAAATCCGAAGATCGCTTCATTTATCCCACAGGACATTGACCCAACTGAGGAGTCCGTGTCTAAATGGTTAGAGGATTACGCCGATGTATTCGGCTATGAATCTAGCCAAACCCAGGCAACACCTAACGTAAGTCCAGCCGATGCTGCTTCGTATAAGAGAATGACAAACACTGCAGACTCTGGTGCTTCACCAGAACATAACGCAGACATTATGCAACGTCTACTCAATACAAATAGCAAAGAAGAACTGGATGATCTAATTAAGTTGTCTGGACTCTAATATCCGATCCTAACGAAAGGCTAGACCAAAGTGGCAATTCCATCAGGTACCACCACCTCTAGCTCGACGATCAGCAACCTCGTACAAGCAGCATACGACCAGTATGTTAGAATGGCGCTTCGCTCCATTCCTGTTATGCGTAATCTTGCTGACGTCAAGCCAGTGCAACAGGCAATGCCAGGATCATCAGTTGTATTCTCAATCTATTCAGATTTGGCACAAGCCACTTCAACATTGACAGAAACATCTGATGTATCTTCCATTGCTCTAGGTAACCCATCACAGGTTACTGTAACTCTGAACGAATACGGTTCAGCAGTTACAACAACAAAGAAGTTAAACCTAACTTCATTCAACGATGTTGACTCAGCTCTTGCTGATATCATCGCTTACAACGCAGCAGATTCTATTGACAATGTAGTAGGTCAGGTCCTGTCCGCAGGTACTGGCGTTATCTTCTCCAATGGTCCAACAGGAACTACTCCGACTTCTTCAGCAACAGTTCTACCAGTAGATACAATGACAGTTGCGGATATCCGCAATGCTGTTGTAACACTACGCACAGCCAAGGCTTTGCCTCGTATGGGTGAACTATATGCTGCATACCTCCACCCACGTCAGTCAGCCGATCTTCGCGCTGAAACTGGTACTGGTGGATTCCAAGAACTTTCAAAGTATGTTGACCGCACACCATTCGTGGCTGGCGCAGTTGGCGTAATTGAAGGTGCTTTTATCGTTGAGACACCACGTGTCCTAAACGGTCTAAAGCTAGCTGCTGGTATCGCAACAACTACAACCATCACTAACAGCGCATTGACATCAAACGTTGCAACAATTACTACAGCAGTTGCTCACGGTCTTGGCGTAGGCCAAGTTGTGACAGTTGCTTGCGTAACTGCAACATCACTTAATGGTACATTTACAATTGCATCTGTACCATCATCAACAACATTTACCTACTCTCTGACAACAACTAACGTTACTTCAGCAGCAGATACAGGTACTGTTACATTTACCAACAACTACCGCGCAATTGTTGCCGGTCGTGA